CGCAGGTAGTGGCGGTAATCGGATCGACGCCAGTCGCCAACGCAACGACAGCAACGACAGCAACAACAGCAACCAACTTTTCCGGTAGCCTGAGTGGTGACGTAACTGGCACGCAAGGCGCGACCGTTGTAGCCGCACCAAGTCTATCTAGTATTGGAACAGATGTGAACACGGTTCTCGGAAGTGGAGGAAGCTATTCGGCTCCGGCTTGTGTTAGCGGTTGGACTTGCGATGCAATTTCTGGGATGGTCACGTTCAAAACAGGCACATCACCATCGACAAACGGGAGCCTTTTTGTTTTGAACCTTACAACTGCAAGAGCAAAAGATCCAGCTTGTGTTTTCAATCCAGCCATGATGTTCGATTCTGTAGGCCCTCTCGGGTATGGAATTTATCAAGAAGCAGGAACATATGCCGGAACAAGCAAAGCATCGGCATACGTGTACAACGCCACACTTACGGCAAACACTCAATACCTAGTTTCCTACACTTGTGGAAGGTAAATCATGGCTTTGTTGACGCTTTCATCGCTCCTCAATGACGTGCTGAATCGAGTGGAAGAAGCACGGCCACGGCAGGACTTGGTGGATCATGCCTGCTGTCGGCGCAGACGGTAAAGCAAGCGTCGACCGGCCGTAAGTGCAATGGGTTTTGATGCTTCATTTGCCAGTTTATTACGGGTTTTGGGAGCCCCGAGACGAAACTCTTCCCTCCGAGAAATATCTCGCGGAATCTGATTGGCGGCGTTGATGTCTTCCTTCGATAACAAAAAAGAGCTTCGATTTGTAATCACTCTCGGGAACGGTCAGACGTTCCAAGGGGGATCGAGTAACCAGATTACTCTTGAAGGCTACCGGGCCATTGTTGACATTGATCGCGGCGGCGGGATGATGGCCGGAACCCTCCGCGCTCAAATTTATGGCGTGACTCAGAGCGATATGAACGCTTGCGTCACTTACCCTTATCAACCTCAGAGGTTAGCTGACGGGTATGTGTTCAGCACCATTCAAGTTTTCGCTATAGATGGGGCTCAGGAAACTCTGATTTTTACCGGCAACATCCAGACGGCATGGGGTAACTACTTAAGCCAACCTGACGTATTCTTAGAAATCGTCGCTCAGTCACTTTACGCTGAACAACTCACTCCCGCGCCCCCAACAGCTATTTACTTCGGGACGCCAACACCCCCTTTAGCGGCGGGAACACTTTCTGGAACAACTTCCTAAAGTTTCTGGAATGGTTATTCAGTTTCAAATGGTTGTAAAAAGGGAACCTTGAATGGCCGGGGTTGGCGCGATTGCTCCAACTTCGGCCAAAATTTCGTTAGCGATGTGAATATATTTTTCATAATCTATATCTTCCGGTAGTTCGTTCTTATCGGGCAATTCCATTAGCGGCATTGCTCCATCGCTGTTAGGAACTTTGTTGCCGGAAGTTACATATCGAATTGTTCCCCGCATTTTTGTTGAGTAATACCAACGAATAGTCTTGCCTAAATATTTTCCAGATTTGGCAGCGCCCCCGCGAACATTGCGAACCGTAATGAATCTTCTAACATCGTTACAGTTCCGAATTGTTTCTTCGACCGGCGTTCCCTTCCAAAGAAATCCAATGGCGGCATCGTTACAAATAAGGGTTTCGGGATTCTTTGAAAGAATGGTATCGCCGGATGATCCGCGTTCGCTGTACGATCCTTTAACCTTTGGTTCATCTTCGCTCTTTTCTTTGATTGCAATGTAGTTGTTCACATCGCGGCTATAGATCGCTTTGTATCGTGTTTCTTCCGTTTCGAATCCAGTTAACTTTTCCCATTGTTTGATTGTTGTGTTTAGAGTGTCTTCCATAGTAGCGGGACAATTTATGACAACTCCATCTGTATTGGCCGATATGACTTCAATTCCCGCTGTTTCAATCATTTCGATTAGTTTCAACAAACACAGTTGACCTGAAATTGTGATTTGAATTAGAACATCGGGAGAATACACGATAGACCATTTGTTGCCGAATTTGCCAAATAAACCGTTCACTGTGATCTTTAGCGATGAAGCGGTCATTTTATCCCCGGCATGTTTCGCGTCAACACGGCGGCGGATTAGGCTCTTGTAAATTTCCAAATAAGCCTTCCCTAAATGTTTTGGATGCAATTCTTGATTGACAACAATCGCCGGGTAATAGCTCACAACATCAATATCCCTAAGTTTAAATTCAGCGGTTGACTTGTGAGCTATTGTTTTTTCACTTGAATGCAAACCGCCCATTCCAAAACGATAAACACAATTGCCGAAGCGAACGCTTAAATTCTGAATAGCTTCTGGCGTTATGATTTCCCCGCTATCTCCAACTTCAAATGGAGTTTCGCGAATTGTCTGAAGAACCGTTTGAAGCGATGGATAACCAAACGTGATGAATGCCGGGGGAAGGTAAAAGAAATATTGCGAATAATTTTTTGGGCGTTCTGGTTTCTTACCAGTAAGCTTTTTCAGTTCATGTGAAATTACGGCTTCGGCTATTTGAGCATCTGATTTTGAACGAACATCAATGCCGTATTGAGCAGACAAAGTATAACGAAGTTCAAGTTGAGGATAAAGAAACTTTACAACAAGTTCGGTGTTGTCTAAATCGTTCAAACAATAATCAAGAACTTTTTCCTGTTCGGTTTTGGTAAGAACTGCTTCATGCTGAATTGGCAAATCCTGTATACGCTTGCAATGAATTCTAGCGGCATATAATTTCAGCGATCCTTCAAGTGGGCAAACTTCGATTAGATCAATGTGATTGTAGGTAAGCAAGGTAATTTTGAAGTGTTGTTCAATTTGATACGGTAACAGATTTCCAAAAATGATTGCGTTTGAAGCTTGTTTCAAAGCTTTGTTATCGAAGCCTTCAATTGCAAGACTGACCATTGGAATATCATAAATTTTTGAATTGAATCCAACACAAAGAAAATTCTTTAAGAGCCAATGAAGTTTATCGCGTTCCGGTATAACTCCAATGCCTTTATTTTCGAAAACGACATACTTTCCAGAATCACTATGTTTGAAAGCAACAACCCAATAATTTATGTATGATTCAACGTCAAAAATCATGAGCGAACCCGGCTTTAGTTGCCGCAATTCATTATCAGTTAAAAACACTCGCTCTTTTACAGAGTATTTGAAATCGAATTGATCTTGAATGTCTTCAATTTCTTTTTTGGCTGGTAACTTACGAAGAAACGTTTCCTCTTGTGGCGTTAGCATTTTAATATTGAATAGGTTCATGTGGCACGCTCCAAATAAGCAATTGCCGCTTCAAAAAATTCTTTGTCTTCTATCGCGGCTAATCGACGATTGCAACTGGCGCATAGAATTCCTCGAACCTTATTTGTTACATGATTGTGATCAGTGTGCCAACCGCGTTTCTTGCCCGGTTCTGTTTTCTTGCAAATGGCGCAGCAACATCCTTGTTTTTCAAATAGTTCGTTCCACTGTTCGGCGGTTATTCCGTAAACACATTTTCTTTGCATTGCCTTGAACAGTTCAGGGTTGTTATCTCGCCATTCTTTAGATTTAGCGCGAACGTGTTCGGCATTTTCTTTACGCCATTTTTTATGATATTCTTTGCGTGTTAATGGCGGCGGTTTTTCGGGCAATGCTATTGGCTGAATTTCTATCATAGCCGCTCGCATCCAATACAGCCGCGCACATTCGGGCCGAAGAAGTAAACCAAACGTTTTGATACGTTGAAATCAATCTTGTCAATCAATCCTGAAAGCAATTGCAACGATTCGATTGTAAAGGAAATTCCAATTGGTAATCCTTCGCAAAGGTTGATTGCCCCATCTTTTGTGTAGTTGTCTGTACAAATTCCTTCATCGGTGAAGTACAACCGCCCATTGCGCGAGAATGGCGCTAGGCGCTCAATGGCTTCAAAGAACCCCAACGGCAACGGGATAGGATTGCTAGGCAGGGTTAAATAGGCGGGCAGATCGGGGAAGTTCGGATCGCGCTGCAAGGCGGTTTTGATCCATGCCCCGTCTAGGAAGTACGCCGTTAGGCTATCGCCGTCAATCCCAAGAGAGTAAAGCGATTTACGTCGCTGTTTATTGACGGCGGAGATGAACAGCTTAGGCACAATTGGCCCGTCTAGGAGTTGAAGGCCATGCCAAGCTTCTAGTATCACATCCCCGTTGCTGCCTACAATGGATCCGCCCCGGAGTTGAACGCTGGATTGAAGAACTGTTTTGGCTCGCTCTGAAACGACTTCGCCAACCCGTCTTAATGCCAATTCAAATTCCATTGTGATTGAAAAAGGATGAAGATTTGGGAAAATTGAAGGAATGTCTACTTGATTAATGCACGGAACAGTTGCTTGAAAATTTCCCGAACGAACGCTTAGCTCGTTATTTGTGATCATTGTTAGATTGACGGCTTCGGGACATTTCTTCAAAGCGTCAATTAGCTTTTGAGTATTTGGGCAAGCTTCTATTTCCTCTTGAATTGCTATTCCAGCGGAGAGCGGCCCGCCCATTGCAACCAATTTTCCTGCGAACATTCTGCAATGAACATCGAAGGCGTTGATGGCTCGCTTCGGTTGAACACTCGCAACAAATTGCAGCGCGGCGAGCAACGAATTTTCAGGTTGTTTCTTCGGCATTGAATCCTTCGGCTTTCGCTTTTTCAATTCGTTCAAAGTGGAACCAATCAACCCAACGAACATTATGGTTGTGCGCGGAAAATCCAAAAGGGTCGAGCGGCACTTCGGAATGAAGACATTTCGCACCGATGGCCGCTCGACACGTTGGGCAAACAACTTTCAATGGAAAATTCGTGTTCATTCATGATCCCTATAATGTAGCTTCAACGCATCAAGCGCGGTTTGAAGAACTGTTTCCAAATCGCGCTTGCCCCAAAATGTTACTGCGGCTGAATCATCATCGCCGGGGTGGTGAATAAATGGACCGCTAATGTTTGTTGTCAAATCAGTTTCTTTTCCGGTGTGATCCTTGCTCACTCCGGTTTTGGTTGTGACAGGCAATTCAAGATAAAAACGAACGCCTGTGAATTTGCCTTCCGGGGTTTCCTTAGTGATTATTTCAACCCGGTTTGTCATTTCTTCTGCATAGATGTTGACTCGCATTTTCTCCCCTTTCAAAATGGTATTTGATCGTTGTCTTCGTAATATTCACACCCATCGACTATAACGCAAGCTGGCGGACGGATGCCAAACTTATTACAAATTTCTTCTTCTTTTTTCCAATGCTCGCAAGTGATACAGGTTGCGAACCAATCAGATCGATGACCGATATGGTTCAAAAGTTTTGCAAAGAATTCTTGCATGGGATATGGAACTCGCATTTCAAGGCGTCCATTTTGTTTCTTGACGCCGCGAATTTGAATCAATCGCTCTTGCGGATCGGTCACCGGCTTGTAAGGCTCTTTGATCACACTATGCGCCTTTTCAAATAGTCAATTGCAGATTGAAGAAGTTCGATATTGTCTTTGAATCCGCCCAAAGCAATGTTACAACGATTGCAGACAACCCCGCGAACCTTTCCTGTAATATGGCAATGATCGATATGCCAGCCCCAACGACCGCCCGGTTCAGTTGTCTTACAAATTGCACAACAAGAACCTTGCGCGATGAACATTTCTTCTTTTTGTTCAGGTGTAATTCCATATTTTGATTTCAGATTGGAACGCATCATTTGAAGGCGCGTTCGCGGATAGCGGAGCTTTCTCGATTCTTTTACTTTAACTGAATTATTATTGCGCCACGCATTAGCTTGCTGTTTTTTCTTTTCAATGTTGCACAAATAATGACGCCGCGACTTAGCCTTCTGATCGCGTTTCTTTATAGGTAATTGGTTTGTCCAACTCATGCAGATTCCTTGAAAATTCTTTTGATTACTTCGGGATATTTCTTATTAACTATTACAGAAATTGTTTTTGGAACAGCAAGCCTACTTACCCACAAGAGTGCTTCATCTACAGTTGGCGGCGCGGCGTCTGTGTTCATTGCTCTTTTCCACCATGCGCGGGCAATGTGACCGGCGCGGCCCGAATGTTCAAGACATACAACTTCACTAAACGCTCTTGCTCCGCAAACATAATTCACTTTCAAAATTCCAACACCGTTCTTTTCAATCTTGCTATACAGAGCGCGTTGAACTTCGAAATCTTGTATTTCAGGAACTTCTGTTCTAATAATTTCTTCAGTCCCCGCCGAAGCTTCGATATGAATTTGAAAAGGAAATTCAAAACCACACACATGACAAACTTTCGCGTTTGCATGGCAATAGGTTCCGCACTGATCGCAAACGCGAATTGGAGCAACACCGGGGGCGGCGCTTCCTCTTGCTTTTGGTATTACAGGATCGTTGATTGGTCCTAACCGTTGAACGTTGCGAGCAAAATCTAATCCTAAACAATTTGTTTTTCCTTCAAACGGGCGTCCGCCCCGGCCATATTTTTGGACGTGCAAGCCGGTTGACATTGTAGGAGCTAGATCGATGATCAAATCAATCGGCGGGTGATCCTGTCCTGTTGTGAATACACCCTTGTTCACTAAATTTCTAATCTTGCCAAGCTTGTAATCTCTAATAATTGCATCGCGTTTTGCACCGCTCATTTTTGAATGAACAGCTTCGCAAGGAATCCCAAAATTGCGAAACATTGCCGCAACGTGTTCAGCGTGTTTTATTCCACTTGCAAATGTTAACCAGCAATCGCGATCAGAACCTAATTCAATTGATTCTTTACAAGCAAGATAAGTTATATCTTGAACGTCAACAGCGGCTTCCAATTGTTTCAAATTGAAATCCCCGGCTTGAATTCCAACTTTCGAAACATCCAATTGTGTGTTTGTTCGTTTTGGAATAATCATTGCCATAAAGCCGTTATCAATAAACCAATTGAACCATTGCATCGTTGTCATATCAACAGCAATATCGGTAAAAATTCCAATATCTACAAGCGAGCCTTGCCCGGTTCTATAGGGAGTTGCGGTAAACCCAATAACTATCAAATTTGGATTCACAAGAAGTTGCTTGGCAATTATAGTTGAATACATGGAACCATCTTGCCCATTCATCAAATGCGCTTCATCGATGATGAAAATATCAAACCGGCCAAGCGCTTCAATACTCTTTACAACGCTGGCAACACCGCCAAAAATAATTGGCATTGCGGTATCGCGCTGTTTCAATCCAGCGCTAAAAATTCCATACGGCGCTGAAGGCCAAATTTCAGCTAGCTTTCCAGAATTCTGCGTCAACAATTCCTTAACATGAGTCATTGCCAAAATTCGAAGTTCCGGCCATTGGGAAAGCATCTTATGAATGAACGAACCGATTACCAAACTTTTGCCGGTTCCTGTTGGCATACATACTAAAGGATGTCGCTTTTGCGTTTGATAAAGAAACGCGAGCAACGCATTTTCGGCTTGTGTTTGGTAGTTTCGTAAAGTAATCATCCGGCCAATGCTTTTTCCATTTTCTTTTGAATGGTTTTGGCAAACGCTCTCACCATCAAAGCCGTTGTTACATCTTCGTTATTAGCATCCTTGTCAAACATCGCTATTTGATTTTCTGCATCGTCCACTGCTTGCTTAACAAGTTCGTTAATCAGCGTGCATTCTTCTTTGAGCAATTCAATTTGCATGGCGGTCCTTTCGTTAGTTCAGTTGAAATTGTTGAAGATAAGCAATTGCGTTACCAAGCAAAACAACATTGTCTTCGGCTTTGCCTAGTAGCAAATTGCAACGCGAACAAAGTAGTCCGCGAATGTTTCCCGTTGCATGATCATGATCAACAAACCAATTCTTAGCACGTCCGCCCGGCGAATTCACATAACAAATCGCGCAAGAATTATGTTGATACCTACACATGAATTCGTATTCTTCTTGAGTTATTCCATAATTTCTTTTTATTGCACATTTTCGATGGGAACGCGCCAACACTTCAGGATGAGTTATAGCGCGAAGTTTGTTATAAGCAGACGATTTGGCGTTTCGTTCTGCTTTATGTTTCTCATAACATTTCTTACTCGCAATTTTTGCAGCGGCTTTAACTTCTTCCGGCGTTTTCTTACTTCTGGATGGGGGCATGATGATCGCATCCTTTTGGTATGAAATCTTTTGGAATTATGCTGTTGTGAAACGTACAAAACCAATCGGCATTTTCAATCGGTCTGGAATAAGAGCAGCTTCTACAATTAACGTCGCAAGCAACTCCGTCAAAACAAATTGGCTGCATTTTGCACATCCCGCAAAGATAGTAATTTCGTTTTTCGCTAATCTTCTTCGGCGGCTCTTTCGCATCGAAGATTACAAACTGAGCCTTTTTGTAGGCATCTTCGGCAACATTCATATCAAGCGGAACCAATTCGAAATACCAATCAGAATCATTTTTGTTTTCGCAAACGTATAAGATATTGTTGAACCTTAATCCTCTTCCATAAACGCTGTTTTGAATAAAGTGTTGTTCTTTTGTTTGACGCATTCCCTTTTTGTCAAGATCATTAAACGGCGAACCTGTCCCTGTTGTTTTGCATTCCAATCCGGTTGGTTCGGTGATTCCCCAAGATGGAGCAATAAAAACGCCGTCAACTGATCCCCCGAAATGCCCTTGAAGATCGCTAAATTTTAGTTGAAATCCGTTTTCGTCTAAACCATCGATGAATTGAAAACCAATTTTTTTCAACCAACTGCGAACACGAATTTCTAAACCATGTCCAACGCCAAACAATCTTAACATTCTTCCGGAATGTGTTTCGCGATGCATCCAACGAAAATGATAGAAAAGATAGCGTAAGCATTCGTTACCTACAACAGATGCGCCAAGGTGCGAACGATAACCTTCGATGTTCGCGTTTTCAATTTCAGTATCGACGGCCTTCAACATTGCGTCTGCTATTTCGCGCAACATTTCTGGATTAGTCCAATCAACAATCATGTTTTCACCAAAAAGTTGGGACAGAGTTGAAGACTAAAACTCTGCCCCTGTACGCTTGAAGAATTTCACCTTACGGTGACAAGCGTAGTTTTCACTTCACCCAAGGGGGCGTTGCGCTCGCAGCCGGGGCCGCGAAGCCAGAAGCCCAAGGCGGCGCTCCAGCGGCGGGGGGAGCGGGTTGCCCGCCCCAAGGCGGTGCGGCGGCTCCAGCGGGCGGCTGTGTTCCTGCACCCCATGTTGCTGCACCCGGATCAGCGGGCGGCGCTTGTGCGGCGGGCGCTCCCCATCCCGGTTGCGCGGGCGCTCCCTGTTGCGGTGCGGGTTGATTTCCGCCCTTGTTGGGGTTGATTGGCAGTGATCCATCGGGGCATTTGATTTGCTTCACTTCTGAATACTTCGGGTTATCCGTTTGCGGCCCGATAGTGCAAATCAATTTTCCGCCAAGCATTTGTTCACTTGTTGCAAGTTGCGGGCGTCCAATTGCGAACGCATACGCCGCTAATTGCTGAAGCGCAATACGTTTTGCAACTTCGCTTGGGTTGTAAATGTTGAGGCGATCAATTTGAGTCATACCCTTTAGATCGCCGTCAACGCAAGTCAAGTGAATTGCAAGATACCCGGCCCCCGGATTATCTTTCACTTGCTGTGGTTCAACTTTGGTAATTTCGAGCCTGTAATCCCCAAGCGGAAAACAAATGCTTCCCCCTTGTGTTGGATCGTATTGGAAGGCATCGAAGTTTAGAACTGTCATGTTTACTCCCTTCAAATTTAGGTAGAAAATCGCGGCGCATAAAGTAAGTGGATTGTCTTTTAATGCGCCCAACGCTGCATTGCAATTGAAACACAAAATTCCGCGAACTTTGTGCGTGCTGTGACAATGATCAACATTCCATCGTCTTTTACCTCCGGGTTCTTTTGCGCCGCAAATCGCGCATCGTTGACCTTGTGATGCAAAAATTTTATCGAACTCTTCAATTGTCATTCCATTAAAGTTTCTGCAATTGGTATCTGCGAAACTTTAATGGATCACGTTCAATATGAAACCTTCTGTTTTCAATTGAACGGCGCTTCAGTCTTTCTGCATTAACGTCATAGTAAAACTTTTGGTAATCTCGTTTAGATTCCCAAATCTCAACTTCAATTTCAGTTCCGATCAAAGGCGCGTTGCTTTCAATTTCAATCATGCGGCGGCTTTGATAAACAACTTTGTTAAGTTTGGTTCTTCAAGTTCATTCAAATTGCCGCCGCGATCCTTCGCTGTCCACCAATCGGTATCATGTGTGTGAAATGCTTGGTAAACAACACCGGTTTCTGTTCGACCATGATGATGATGAAGAACCAAATCCCAAAAGTAAGGCAATGCGCTCATCAACTTTTCGGAAGGAATAACCGGGCAAGCTTTTTTGCCCAATCCGAATTCAACATATTGTTCCCAACAAATCAAAACAACATGGCGTCCCTTGCTATCGCGGAACGCTCGAATCAATTCATAAACAGAATCTTGCATTGCACCGTAAGCTTTGCGAGGGTCTTTTGTTTTTGTTTTTTCTTCTGCAAGAATCACTTGTGCCATTTCTGTTAGCGAATCAAGGAACAGAGTTTGAATGTGTCTTGCTTCGGCGCTTTTCATGAACCATGTAAAAGCTTCTTTCAGGTTCGCATAAGTGTTAATTGGAATATACGGAATGTTATCTCGCTTTAGCGATAGCAAACCGTTTTCGCCGGAAAAAATAAACGGTCCCGGCGCTGTGATCGCAAGGCGAGTCTTACCAACTCCAGATGGGCCATATACCAAAGTTTTGATTCCATCTTTGGCAGTTATTTTGCTTGTGCTGAAGACTTGCAAGGTTCCCCCTTTGGAGTAAGAACAATTGCACAAATACCGGCTTCAATGCCTGCCATTAAATCGCGGTACTCAATAGCACGTTGATGGCAATTGCTGCCTTTGAAAATGGCGCAACCGTCAAGTTCTTTTTTGCCTTGCACTCTTTTCCAAATCAGTACTGCCCATTCATCCGGGGCCGGATTTTGTTTCACTTCATATTCCATTTCTGACTTCCTTTGGGGGAACGATTTCCAAACTTGGCTTTGCGGGTTTTATGGTCAAGCAACCATCGAAAAGTTTTTGGGTTTGCGAGTCTGCGTTTTTGTAGGCAGTTTCAGAAAGTTTCGGTTCCCATTTAACAAGAACATTTGCAACTTCGGGTAGCATAATTGCAATTAGAGCATTAACTTGCCCTTCTTTGTTGTTTAACTTGTAATCTAATTTTTTGGTTGCCTTTAATGCATAGCCGTTTGCAATTTCAATTGTTTCTGATCCCGCATCTTTATCAGCGCTGAACAGTTCCTTCACAAGTTCATCGCGCAATTTCGATTCAGCTTCCTTTGCTCTTTCAAGCATTTGCTTCATTTCAAACCAAACCGTTAGCTTGGCATATTGAGCGGCTGTTAGAGGCATACGGGCAAGCCTAGACGCCGAGGCCAAATCTGTCAAGAAAATTCTTTGCACAAAATTTTGCACTTGATTTTGCAGCGGGCATGGTGCTAGGGTCGCATCTTATGAAAAAACAGCCTTCGCCCGCATCATTGCGGCTTGACTTGCCGCCCGATGAAAATCTCATTCTCGAACAACTTCAATTAGCTTTGAAGGAACATTTGAAAGTCAATTATATTTCAAAGGCTTCAACTATTCGGTTTCTGATCCGAAACGGCAGCATACCTACAACTGAGCACACACAAAGCCGTTAAAGGATCGCTGAAAATGCCTTGGACTAACGTTTTAACGAACGAAGATATTGCATTTGCGAAAAAATTGCAAAAACGTGCCCGCGAACGCAAATGGTACGCTGATAACGCCGAAGCTGAAAAAGCGCGGCGCATAACTTATCGTTCGAATAATCCGGAAAAAGTTAAAGCCGCTTATAAAAAATGGTATGAAGCTAATCCAGAAAAGGCTCGCAAAGCTACAAACGATTGGTTAGCGAATAACAATGGAAAAAATAAAAATCGAACGTATAACATCAAATCAAAATATGGACTTACAAATGAACAATGGACTGATTTATTTGTTCGTCAGGCTTGTTGCTGTGCAATTTGTGGAGTACATGAAACTAAGGTTTGGCACACAGACCATTGCCACAAAACGAATAAAGTTCGTGGAATATTGTGTGCAAGTTGCAATCCGGGGTTAGGAAGATTCAAAGATTCCATTGAAATAATGAAAGCGGCAATTGCTTATTTGGAGCGCATAAAATGAATAATCTTTTGTGCGAACTTAAAAAATATCCAAATTTTGTTGTCTGTTACACCTTGGACAAAATACCATTGAATCCAGTAAATGGGGAACGAGCGGCGGTTAACGATTCTTCAACTTGGGGAACGTTTGAAATTGCATCGGCTTGCCTTGCTAAAGATTCACGGCTAACGTTGGGGTTCGTGTTGACTCCGAACGACCCATACGTTTGTGTTGATCTGGATACCTACAAAACAACCGATCCAACAATCATTCAACGCCACAAAGAAATCTACGAAGCTTTGAATTCATATTCAGAGCTATCGCCGCATGGCGGCGTTCACATTTGGGTTAAAGGGAAGTTGAATGCTGGCAAAAAACTTTCCAAAGAATTCATTGAAGTCTATCCGTTTTCCCGTTACATAACCATAACAGGTGACGTTGTAAACCCGGCTCCGATTGTCGAACGACAAAACGAATTAGAAGCTTTGGTTGGGCATATTGAAACTGTTGTTGCCTCAAGTTGGGTTGGCGCGGCGCAAACGAAGACAGATGAAGAAATTTGCAAAATGGCCGCTGAAGCAAGCAACGGCAATTTATTTATGCGGCTATGGTATGGAGATTGGGCCGGAATGAATTACCCAAGCCAAAGCGAAGGCGATTTAGCATTTCTAAATATCGTTGCGTTTTACACAGACAACAAAGAACAAGTTGCGCGAATCTATTTCAACTCGCCATTGTTCCAGAATTCACCAAAGCGCAAACGCAAGGCTAGACCCGATTATTTGTTTCATGAAAAATATGGACTGATCACTAAGGCTTTTGATCAAAAGAATTACTTCCCTGAATTAGAAGCGATGGTTAAGGCTCATGTTGACGCTAAGGTTACTGAACAGCTTGCAACACCTATCCTAAAAGATTTTGATATTAAAGATTCAATTCGCGAATCACTTCCGCAATTCATCAAAGAATCCTTGAATGAATTTTCTTTCGATGAACTTCCCCCCGGATTATTGGGCGATATTGCAGTTTTCATTTATCAAAATGCTGTTCGCCCCGTTAAAGAAATTGCAATCGCCGGGGCTATTGCTTATCTTGCTGGAATTGCCGGTAAAGCTTACAACATTTCGCGAACAGGCTTAAATCATTACATCGCTATATTGGCCCCAACGGCGGGCGGCAAGGAAGGCGCTGCCAGTGGAATGGAAATGCTAACCAATGCAGTTCTTGAACTGTTGCCCGCTTTCGAACAATTCATCGGACCCGCTGAAATCGCAAGCCCGCAAGCTTTAATCAAACATCTTTCCGTTTCTTCTCCATGCTTCTATTCGCACAAAGGCGAAATTGGATTTTGGATGCAAAAGTTAACATCGAAGTATGCGAAGGCTAACGAAACAGCACTTCGCGGTTTGCTGTTGGATTTGTATACCAAATCAGGTTATGGACAGGTGGTTAGAGGATCAATCTATTCTGACAAAACAAAAGACGTTCATGCAATTAAGGCTCCATCTTTCACTTTGATTGGCGATGCAACTCCGGATACATTTTATCGTGCATTGGATGAAGAAAATATCGAAGAAGGCTTGGTTGCGCGATTCACAGTTGTTGAAGCATCCGGGGATCGGGTTCCGCATAATGAATTGCATGGACAAATTAAGCCCGATAAAAAAATGACTCACATTATCGCGGGGATCGCAAGGCGAGCGCTACAACTTGCACAAATGAACAATGTAATTAACATTGACGAAACCCCAGAAGCACACGAAGAACACATGCGGTTCAGTGAACAATGTTACGAAATCACTTTGAAGAATAGGGAATCAGCCGAAGGCAAGTTATATTCGCGGGCGCATCTTCGCCTGTTGCGGCTCGCTGGATTGATTGCTGTAGGTATCAATCCCGACAATCCTGTTATGACCCTTGAATGTGTTCAATGGGCGAAGCGTTTTATTGTGTACGGAATTTCTTGCGTTGTTACTAGATTTGAAACGGGGCGGGTTGGGGATGTGAATTATTCAATTGAACAGCGTATGGCAATAATGAACGTGTTGAAGCGTTACATAAAAGAAGGATACAAACCTGCGTATGGCAAAACATATCAGATTGATGAAGCGATGTATAACGCCAAGATCACAACCAATAAGTACATTCAAGCAAATGTAATTCATCATTCAGCGTTTCGGAAAGATCACCATTCTAATCAAGCGTTCAAACAAATGATTCAAGAGTACGTT